CTCGACATCTAGTGCTGGAAGTAGTACTAGTAGTGGCGGTGGTGGCTATTAATGAGTACCGAATTAAAAATCTCAACTCTTGTTGAGAATCAGTTTCCTGATTTTATACGAGATGAGGGCCCACTTCTTGTTAAGTTCATAAAGGCGTATTATGAATACACAGAACAAGATGGTAATGTCACAGAGAAATCTAAGAATCTTCTAAACTACCAAGACATTGACAGAACAACATCAGAGTATCTTGATTGGTTCAAGAGAGAAGTTCTTGTCGATATACCAAAGAATATTGCTGGTGATGAACGCCTCTTTATGAAGAATGTTCTGAGTTTCTATCGTGCAAAGGGAACAGAGAACTCAATTAAACTTCTCTTTCATGCATTGTTCAATGACAAGGCAGAAGTCTTTTATCCTTCCACACAACTTCTCAAAGTAAGTGATGGTCGTTTTACAACTATTGATTACATTCGTGTTGTACATAGAACAGGAGATGTTGCAGCTCAAGGTGGTCAGACAATACTTGGTGCATTAAGTGGTGCTCAAGCAAGAGTTCAATCTATTACCGAAACAAATGAAAATGGTGTTAGTGTTTTTAGATATGATTTGTCAAACATCAATGGTACATTTAGAAATGACGAGACTGTATCTTCTGGTATAGATGATTTTACTGCACAGGTGTATACTGCAACAGGCCCACTTGCAAATGTGGCGATTATACAGGGTGGTGCATTTCACAGAGTTGGTGATAGACTTGCCTTCACTGATCAGGTTACTGGTTCTCTTGCAAATGGTTCGGTGGAATCAACAAACGATACTTCTGCTGTAAGATTTGTTCTTGCAAATGGTGGAAATGGATATACAACTGGAGCAACCATTTCAATTAAAGGTGGCTCGGGAAAACTTGCCAATTTCACCATTAACGCTGTTTCGAATGATGGTAACATTTTAGTTAATACAGATACGATTAATAACTTCTCTCACGTTGCATTAAATGTTGGTACAAATAGAGCATTTGGATTGGGAGGTGGTAATGCAGCCTCAGGTTCTTCGAATGTAAGAGTTGCAAATGTTCACAGTCATTTAACAGCAGCTCTCAAGTTTGAAAATCTTGCAATTGGTAAGATTACAAGTATCTATCAGGGTGAGTTTGGATATGGGTATAAAACTCTTCCAACAAGTGCAACCATTGTTCAACAATCAATACAGGAGTTAAACTTAGAGGCAACGGCAGCTGGTGGTGGTACAGGAACAATTCTTGGAAGAAACGCACAGGTTACTATTCTGAACGCTCCAGGCTCAATCTCAACAATTGTTGTAAATAAAAAGGGAACGGCGTATTCAAAAGATAGTCTTGTCACACTTCAAAATCTTTCTGCTGAAAATGAGACTCCAGCAAGAGGCACATCTGCTGGGTCTGCAAAGACTGCAAATGCGGTTGGTATTGTCGATACAACAGGTGTTATCAGTGAGTCTGGTTCTTATACTGACACAAGAGGTTTCTTGTCATCAAGTTTTGTAGTTCAAGATAGTGACTATTATCAAGATTTATCTTATGTAGTTAAGAGTAAAACAAATACCAAAGATTATAGAAAGGTAGTTGAGAAAACTGCACATCCAGCTGGAGTTAAACGATTCGGTCGATTTATGATTGACACTTCGGTAACTGCGTCAGCAGTCTCATCAGCTGAAAGTATTGAAGCGTTAACTTCCCACATGATACGAGGACAGGGTGGAGTTTACGTTGCGAATACTCAGTCTGCTCTTTTCTGGGCAAGTGATACACAATTCTTTACTCGATTTGCAAATGTACCTTTTAATGTTGTTGGTACTCGTAATCTATTATATGGTAACAATACTTTCTTCAATTCTGCAAATATTGTCTCAGGAAACACTTGGGTTCGTGTTGCAACTGCAAATGCCGTCTATGCACCAACACCAAAAGGAAATGCAGATTTCAGAGCTGTTACAGTCTATGGAAACTCTGCAATGAAGATTACGCCCGTATATAATGGAAATACGACTACTGCTAAAGTTGCAAATGCAGAATATTTCCATATGATTGATATAACCTATTCGTAATGGTGTATAAATAGTTGATAATACTGGAAGAATAAAATGGCCGTTAATGTAGTAACACAGAATTTTTCAATCGACAATGCAAAGAAGTTTAAAGCTGCACTTGCAGATTCAACCTCAATTTTGTATTTGTTTATATCAAGGATTCATCCTTATGCAGATGAAACTGTAGTTCCAGCTCAAACTGATTTTGTTGGAGATGTTGACTATAATGTGTGGAGAGACATGATTGGTTTGAAGAAGATACTGCCAGGCGGTGTTAGTCATGGTGCTAAAAGACACAACTGGTCAAACAATGTTCTTTATGCACAATATGATCATACCGATACATTACTTTATTCAAATAACTATTTTGTTTTATCAAGTTCAAATAACGTATATAAGTGTCTCTTTAATAATAATGGTGCAAACTCGGTAGTTCAACCCACAGGAACAGCAACAACAATACTGAATACTTCTGATGGATATCGTTGGAAGTTCCTGTATAGTATTTCAAGTACAGATGTAGAAGCTTTTGTTGCAACAAACTATATTCCAGTAAAAACTCTAAGTGCTGATGACAGTTCAGTACAATGGGATATACAACAGGCAGCCGTAAATGGTGCAATTCAAGTCGTTGATGTAACAACAGGTGGAAGTGGTTATCTATCAACAAGTAACACAGCAATTGATGCCATTGTATCAAACAACACTTTGATTGTTAGTGGTACTGCTACACATACTCTTACGTTAAAACCAAATGCAAGTGGTACGGATGATGTCTATAACGGAAGTGTTATAAGAATTACTGGCGGACTTGGAATTGGTCAGGTAAGAGAGATTGTTGATTATGTGGGTACGACAAGAAAAGCAACAGTTAATAATGCATTTACTGTTACACCAAACACGACTTCAGATTACGTTGTTACTCCGAAGGTAACAATTACAGGAGATGGTTCGGGTGCAACAGCTTATAGTAATGTCGTTGCAGGAGCAATATCATATATTAATATAATTGCAGCTGGTTCAAATTATTCAAGAGCCGATGTATCAATTACTGCAAACAGTTCACATGGTACAGGTGCAATTGGAAAGGCAATGATACCTCCTCATGGTGGTCATGGTGCTGACCCTATCAATGAGTTGAACGGAAAGAACTTAATTTTTAACACGACTCTTACAAGGTCGGAAGCAAATACCTTACCGATTGTCAATGATTATAGAAGATTCGGTTTGATTATTGACCCTAAATACCAGAACGGAGTAAGTGCAACGGCATTGAGACTTACACAAACAACACGATTAACACTGACAAGTGTAAGTGCTTCGGGAAGATTTACAGAGGATACAACTGTTACAGGTGCGACTTCTGGTGCAACAGGAGCTGTTGTAAGGTTCGCAAATACGAATACAGGTAATACTCTAGGAGTCTTACACGTTACAAATACTTCTGCTACACTATTTACAAGCGGAGAAAATGTTACTTCCTCTGGAGCAAATGGTGTAATATCTGCAAACACAAAACCTGATCTAAAACCATTTACAGGTAAAGTGTTATACATAGAGAATAGACAGGCAATAACTCGGTCGTTTGACCAAGATGAAGACTTTAAATTAGTCTTTACGTTTTAGGAAGAAAGAATAAATGGGTAGTTCAGTAGCAAATACAAACACATTAAGTACGAACTTCAATGTTGATCCCTATTATGATGATTTTGATGAGACAAAGAATTTTCACAGGATTCTTTATAAGCCAGGCGTTGCTGTGCAAGGCCGTGAGCTTACTCAAATGCAGACTATTCTTCAAAATCAAATTGATAGAATGGGTGAGAAAACTTTTACTGAAGGCGCAATAGTAAAGGGATGTGAAGTCAACTACGATCAACAAGTTGGATTTATTCGTATTCGTGACAATAATGATGCTGGTTCATCTGTCAATGCAGCTGCCTTTGTTGGCCTTGACCTTACAGGTGCAACTTCTGGTATTAAAGCATATGTTATTGATGCAGCTACAGGTGCAGAAGCATCAGGACTAGATACAAAAACTCTCTTCGTAAAATACACAAGTGCAAGTTCTAATGGCACACATAAACTTTTCAGTGGTGATGCTTCAAATGCAGGGGAGAAGATTACTTCTGCATACACAAACGGCACAGCCACATCTCTTAGTTGTAATGTTGTTACCCAAGCAAACGCAACAGGATATGGTGCAAGACTGACTGTCGGTGAAGGTGTCATCTTTGCAAAGGATCACTTTATTCGTGTTCCAACGCAAGGAGTGGTTGTCGGTAAAAGATCACGATTTGCAAGTGTTCGTGTTGGTTTTGAGGTTTTCGAAAATGTCGTAACTTCTACCGCAGATACAACTTTAACAGACCCAGCAAGTGGTACATATAATTATACTGCTCCTGGCGCAGACAGATTAAGACTTACTCCAACTTTACAGATAAGAAATCTTAGAAGTTCTTTTGGTGCAAACACAGACTTTATTGAATACGTTTCAATTCAAAGAGGTGCGTTACAGAAGAAACATGATAGTGCAAACTATAATTATATAAGAGACTACGTTGCAAGTCGGGCCAAAGACAATGAAGGAGATTATATTGTTCGTGGTTTCGGACTTCGTATAAGAGAACATTTGAGAACTGGTGACAATAACGGAATACTTACATCAACTTTTCGTGGAAACAACGCACTCCTTGCGATTGGTGTAGAGCCCGGCAAGGCATATGTTCGTGGATATGATCGTGCAACATCTGCAACGAAATTTATTGAAGTTCCAAAAGGAAACACAGTTGAGTCTCTTGAAGATGTTGCTGTATCAGCAAACTACGGAAACTATCTTGAAGTCTATGGTGTAAATGGTGGATGGGATTTAAACAAACACAGTATTGTTTCTCTTCGAAGTAATGCAGCCAACAGTTATGTTCATGGTGCAGGGACAGCAGGACTTGGTAAAGTTGCTGGTGTTGAAATCGGCACTGCAAGAGCAAGAGCTCTTGAATATAAGTCTGGACAAGTCGGTGCAAATACTGGATTGTATAATCTATATCTGTATGACGTTAGAATGTCCTCTCAAAACTTTGCAAATGTTCGTAGTGTTTTCCTTGACAACTCAGGGGGTTCATTCTCAAATTCAACTGCTGATGCTGTTTTATCAAACAGTTTAGCACAGTTAAAAGAAACAGGATTCGTAAGGGGATTATTCCCAGTTGGATCAACAGGTGTCAAAAGATTAACAGATTCAGCTGGTACTCTTGACCTTGACCACGTTTTCCTCAAGAGAGAAAACATTGCCATATCAAATGGTGGTATTGTAACAGTAACAGCTGGTGCAGAATTTGGTGGTCAGTCTTGGACACACTCTACAGGAACTTTATCCTCTTCAGTCATTAAAGACAACTACTATCTTGCAATAAATCAATATGCAAATACACATACATCTGCTCATACAGGAACAGTTGCCGTCAATGGTCGTGTTGTTACAGGTTCGGGAACAGATTTAGATGACGAATACAATGTTGGAGAATATATTAGATTTGGAGATGTAACAAATCGTATTCTTGTAATTTCAAGTGCAACAGCTGCAATTGTTGCAAACACTACTGGCGCCAGTGTCAGTGGTAAGAAACACCATAAAGTTCTTCCATCAGGTTTCAATATTGATCTGACAGGAACAGGTGCAATGGGTGCTAATGCAGCTTCAGATCGTCTTGTTGGTGCAGCTTCTACAACTGCACTTCGTATTGATCTGAAAGAAAACTTTAATACTACAGGAACAGTATCCGCAACATTTGCATCAAAACAGAAACGTACAGATGCTGTTAAAATCAGTAAAACAATTAATAAGAATCGTTATGTTCGTATCAAACTTTCTGATGTTGCATCAGGTGTTGATGGGCCGTGGGGATTAGGACTTGCAGATGTTCATAAGGTAACAGAAGTTCGTAAGTACAGTGCCATTCCTGCTTCATTGACTGCTGGAGTTGATGTTACAGACAAGTTTATTCTTGATAGTGGACAGAGAGACAATCTCTACGAACACGCACGTTTAAAGAAGAACCCTTTTAAATCGGTTACTTTACTTTCTACAGAATTTCTTATTGTAAAACTTGATTACTTTACTCATGTTACTAGTGCTGGTATTGGTTACTTTGGTGTTGATAGTTATCCTATCAATGACGTAAATCCAAGTAATACTACTATTCGTACACAAGAAGTGCCTCTCTATATCTCTCCGACAGATGGAAGAGCGTTTGATCTCAGAGACTACATTGACATTAGGCCTAGAATTACGGATACGGCAAACTCGGTTACATCACTAACAAATATCAGTACTAACCCTGCTGATAGTACTGTGATTACAACAATAGGTGCTGGATTACATTATTCTCCACCAAACGCAGATTTCACACTCGACTATGAATACTATCTTGGCCGTATTGATCTTGTTGTAATTAACAGACAAGGTAAGTTTAGGGCTATTCGGGGAACTCCTTCAACAGACCCAAAAGCTCCATCTCCACCTTCTGATGGTATGGTTCTTGCAAAACTACATATACCACCATTTCCATCACTTCCTCTTTCTGAAGCAAATAAAATTGTACCACATTCAAGAAGAGATTTGGCAACAAGTGTGCAGAAAATATCCCATCGTGGATTTAAGATGAAAGACATTGGTGTTCTTGAAGAAAGAATTACTCGTCTTGAATACTATACTGCACTTACACTTCTTGAATCAGAAACTAGTGGAAGATTCATTGGAGATAGCTCAGGAAACAACAGATTTAAAAATGGAATCATCACAGATGGATTCACAGGTCATGGTGTTGGTGATCCATCACATCCCGACTATCGTGCTTCTATTGATTCAACAAAACAAGAATTAAGACCAGCTATAAAACAAGATCATCTTAACTTTGTATATCATAGTGCAAACAGTACAAACACACAGATAAAACCAAGAGATGCACGATTAGCTTGTTATATTACTTCTATTAATAGTAATACCAATTCTTCGGGAAATACATTTACTTCTGGAGAGACAGTTACAGGGGCTGGTGGTACAACAGCAAGACTTGATTATCAGTTGAACAATAGACTTTATGTTTCTGATACTTCTGGTGATTTTAATCTGAATGAAATTGTTACAGGTGCAACATCAGGTAAGGTTTCAAAAATACAAAGTATACAGATTCCTGATGATGGAAAACTAATTACTCTTGATTACAGACACTTTAGAATCATTCAAAATCCTCATGCGACACATACTCGTAATCTCGCAGGCCTTTACTATAAGTGGAAAGGCACTATGACACTTGATCCAAACACAGATAGTTGGCATAGTATAATTACGTTACCAGAGGTTAATTCAAATCCTGATGGAAATAACGATGACAAGAATCAGGACTCTCATGGTGCTTCAACTTTTGAAGAATGGTTAGCTGCACAAGAAGATGCTCTTGGTTCTGATGTGGATAGTCTATTTACATTTGGAAATATGTCTGCTGATGAGAAAGCTAGAATGAAAAAGAGCATGGAAGATGCAGGGATTGCTCCTTGGGCAGTTGCTCGCAAACCTACAACTCCAAATACTCCAGACAATACTAAAGATACAGGACACATACACTCAGTTTCTTCAAGTGTAACAAAGAAGATGCGTCAACAGGTACTTAAAGTTAAGATAGTTGGAATGAAACCAACTACTAGACTGTATGGTTTCTTTGATGGAGTTAATGTAAGTGGATATATTACTCCAACAAGTTCTACGTTTGTTCCTTCTGCTGGTATGGGTACAGTTTTAACTAGTGATGCGTCAGGTAATTTCTACGCTTTGTTTAATCTTCCTAATGACAATCACCTTTCTTTTGGTGTGGGACAAAAATCTCTTCGTTTTACAGACAGTCCAAGAGATATTCAAGGATTGAACAATACAACTACTTCTGCTGATGCAACATACTTTGTGGCTGGTAGTACGAGAGTACAATCAGGAACGATTGAGTCGAGTAGACCGCCTGGAACTAGAACTGAAGATCATGCTCCACCAATACCAAGAGAAGAAAATGCTCCACCAGATAATGATGGTGATGGAGAAACAGTTTCTCCGCCTCCAGCTGATGATGCAAATAATGGAGATGATGAAGATTCTGGAAATCAACCAAATCCAAATGGATTCGGAAATGCTGATGAAAAAGCCATGAGTGCTGATGAAATTGGTGCAGCTCTTTCTGTTGATCCACACGATCCTGTTGCACACCAAGCAATTATAAATGCATTTGGTGGTGATAATGCAGCTCAAGGTGTGTTTGCTCCTCAACCTTCTGCTCCTAAGAATCCTACGATTGCTGGAGGTGCATCAACACAAGCAGTTTATGAAGGTCTTGCAGCCGACTTTGGAATGTTTGGTGGAGGATGTTTCATTGATCCTCTTGCACAAACTTTCTCACTCATGGATTCTAATATTGGTTCTCAGTCTGCTTCGGGTGGATACCTTACAAAAGTTGATCTTTACTTCCAAGCAAAAGATACCTCTCTTGGAGTTTCAGTAGAGATACGTGAAGTTGATAAAAGAACAGGTGCAATTACACCAACAATAGTTCCTTTCTCTCAACAGAATATTCCAGCTGCTGATGTTAATATTGATAGTCGAGGTACTTCTGATGTTCCAACAACAGTCAGATTTGTTACGCCGGTTTATATTGCAGCTCAAAAAGAGTATGCAATTGTTGTAAGACCTGATGGTGGTAGTCCAAACTATAACCTTTGGTGTTCAAGACTTGGTGAACAAGACTTAACAGCAACTCGTACTCAAAAGGGAAATGTCGGCACAAGAAACAGAGTGACGAAACAACCAGCTGTTGGTATGCTTCATGCAAGTTCTAATGATCGTCAGTATACTCCGATTCAAGAAGAAGATATGAAGTTTAATCTTTATATTGCAAACTTCCAAGCAAATACAACTGGAGTTGCTGTCCTCAAGAAACCAAACACAGACTTCTTTGTTGTTGATAATGTTGGTAATAATGCTCTTGGTGCAACTAACTCTGGCTTCTGGGAAAAAAGAGGTGAGGTTGTTCACGGCCCAATGAGACTGACAATGACCTCAACTATAAAAGGTCGTGCAAATAACAATGGTGTTGAAACTGTTACAGGTGGCACATCAGGTGCAATCGGTATTATAAGACACGTTGGAATCTATGCAAATACAGGTACAGGTACAGCAACTGCAAATGATGTTGTGATTGATAGTACTAAGCCCGGCACAGAGTTTCAAGTCGGAGAAACATTGACTCTGAAGTTTGCAGCAACAGGAGTTGCAACAGGTCAGACTGCTGTTATTCACTCAAAGAACTTTGCATATGGTAAACTTGATTACTATAATAGAGTGACGTATGCAAACAGTTATTTGTATATTGCAAATACAACAGGTATTACAACGAAACAGGCTGGTTCGGTTGCAAATGCAGCTCATCAGTTTATTCCAAACAGTATTCTTACTTCGAGGGATGAAGGATTCACTGCAAATCTTGTACAGAGAAAAGAATTGAATCAAGATGTGTTCTATATGCATACAGATAGTCCAGACTTGAGTGAGACTGCAACAGAGTTGAAAACTAAGTTTGCTCCAACAACTACAACTTTCGAAAGTAATTCAAAAGAGTTTCAGTTTAATCAAACACAATACAATACTAATCGTAAGTTTATCTTGAGTAAGTCTCAGGAAAGAGCATCTTCTCTTACTCCGACACTAGAAGCTGAAGTAAGATTGTTCTCTACAAACTCAAGAGTCTCTCCTGCCATTGATATTCAACGTACTTATATGGTGAGTGTTGAGAACGAGATTAATTCGGATCAAACAAACGAAGCAACTGTTTATATTCCTGGCCGAATATCATCAAATACTGCTGGTGGTTCTGCAAAGGCAAGATACATTACAAAAGTGGTTGACCTTAAAGACGGACAAGATGCTGAAGATTTAAAGGTATTCCTTGATGCATATTCTCCACCAAATAGTAATGTAAATGTATACTACAAGGTTCTGAATCGTGAAGATAACGAATCCTTTGGTGATCGTGGATACGTTCTTATGAATGATGTCACATCAAACGTAGTGATTTCATCTAGTACAAATAGAAATGACTTCAGTGAAAGAGAATATGATGTTGCAGCTTTTGATGATACATATAAGAATGGTGCAAATTCAACAACAGGTGTTCTTAACTATACAAACAGTAGTGGAGTTCAGTTTGCTGGATTTAAAAAGTTTGCAATTAAGATTGTTATGACTGCAACAAATCCTTCAAATCCACCAAGAGTAAAAAATCTAAGGGCGATAGCATTACAGAAATGAGTAGGTATTCAAAAATACAGGATAATGATTCTTTAGTTAAAGATACGAAGACTAAAGCTGTTCTGAACAATAACTTAAATGAGTTGCAAGCATATAAAGCAAGAAGACAAGCAACTCAAACACAGGGATCAAGGTTAGAAAATCTTGAGAAAGATATGTCGGATATAAAAGATATGCTACAAACAATTGTTAAAGGACTTAAATAATGCCAGAGTTATTTACCGAAACCTCATTAGCGAATACCTTTAACACTTGGAGGATAAACACCAATAATGTAAGAGCCCATATTAACAAGGCTGCAAATACGACAGGTGTTCCTGCTCTACGAACTTTAAATCTTCATGGAGAAGGAAACACTCGACTTAGTGGTGCAAATGTCTTTATAACAGCAATACATACAAGAGTTTCAAATACGATTGTACTTGATGGTTCAAATACAAGTATCTTGGGTGGAACTTTATTGTCTGTATCAAATACAAGATTCCTTGGTGCAAGTAATGACTTTCGTGGTGGTTTTATTAGTACAAGTGCAAACACAGACTTTACAGGAAAACAAATCTACGCAACAGCTAATGCAGAGTTTCAAGGTGGTAACACAAGTATTCGTGGTGGACTTCTTTACAATACATCAAATGTTTCTCTTAGGGGTGCAAATGTAAACATCACATCTTCTGTTCATACAACAGGAAACTTTGTGAACAAAGGTAGATTCAAAGTTCTCAAGAACAGTGCAAACACAGACATACTCTCAAAGAGACTTATAATCCAAAGTAATACTGTACTTAATGGTGCAAACACAATCATCAAAAGTAAATTGGTTGTCAATGGCCCCAATGCAAAAACAACTCTTGCAGGGAACACGACTAACGAAGGATTTATGAAATCCAAAACCTTTCGTGAACAGTATGCAACATCAGCTATTTCAAGTAATGCAATCAGTATTGATTTAAGTTCTGCACAGAATTTCAGTATTCCTTTAATTGGTTCGGTAACAAGTATTACACTTAACAATCCTCCGCCTGGAGCAAATATGTTTGGATTTACCATACTGTTTACCAATGACGGAACACAGAGACAGATTACTTGGCCAAGTGCAGTTAAGTGGGCTGGTAACTCAAAACCAACACATACTGCAAGAAATAACTCAGTAGATATTTTCAGTTTTATCACTAAAGATGCTGGAACAACTTATTATGCATTTACAGCGGGGCAGGACTTCTTTTAATGTTTATCACTCGTAGAACTATGGCAAGTGGTGGTGGTACTTCAGGCACAGATTGGGTTGTGCAAGTTGGAGCAGGAGGGCCTAGAGTTCCTTTTGCTGAAACAGGATATTCGTATACGGGCGGAAGTTCAACTTTTTCGGGTAGTGGAATAGCAATTGTAACTGGCATTGGAGGTGGTGGAGGTTTCCATGACGCAAGCAATGTCTATCGTGGTGGTGCATCAGGTGGTAGAAATAATAACAACCTATCTGCGGAATGGAATGGTAGTCTTGGTAAAATAAGTTCTGGTTCAGTCGGTGGTGGCGGTGGAGGTGACGGAGCAGCTGGTGGGGCATCTAGTACAGATTCAAATGCTGGAGCTGGTGGTGCTGGAACTGCATCTTCGATAACAGGTTCTTCTATTACATATGGTGCTGGTGGTGGCGGTGGTACAAATATTGGTAGTGCTGGAAATGGTGGTACAGGTAATGGTGGTAGTGGTGGTGGCCCAGATGAGGGAGATTTACCAACTGCTCCAACAGCTAATCGTGGTGGTGGAGGTAGTGGTTCAAGAACAGGTGAGTCAAGTATTCGATCTAATGGTGCATCTGGTGTAATTGTAATTAGTTATGATACTTCAGACGCAAGTGATGCTGAATTGACTATATCAGGTGGTTCAAGTGCTACTTCGGGTGACAATACTATACATACATTTACTTCTTCTGGAGCATTAAATGTACAAGGAACAACAGGTTCGGAAATTGCTGTCACAATTCTTGCTGTAGGAGCAGGAGGCGGTGGCGGAGGCGGTGGAGGTGGTGGTGGTCAAGTAACTTCAACCACTCGTACACTCTCAATATAAATGTGTTATAAATAGATAAAAGACTTTTAGGAAGAACTTATGGCAGTTGGTACAAAATTTGGCAGTTTAGCGGTTGCGAATACACTTGGTCAGTTTCGTACAGACCATAATGAACTCGCAGAAGAATTAAGTTTTCTTGCAAATACTACAGGCGTAAATCACGTAACGAGTCGTATTTTGTCAATCAAGAAAACAGCTAATGTTACTGCAAACGCAACAGTTTCGGGTGCATTGAACACTTATGGTGGTGCAGTTTCTGCTCACACAAGTGCAAACACCAGATTTCTTGGTAACAATCTTCTTGTTGAAGCAAATACTAAATTCTCAGGAGGTACAGTTTCTATTGGAGGTGCAACCCTTCAAGCAACGATTGCACTTGGTAACACCAATGCTCGTATTGCGACAGAAGTTGCAAGAACAACTCTTGTTAATACAAATCTTATAGGCACAAATACTGCATTGAGATTATTGATTAACGATAGGGCTCAAGTTGCAAATGTTGCAGCTTTGGCTGCACTTGCGAACACAAATTCTAGTATCGCAGTAGAGACTGCAAGAGTTACACTTGTTAATACAAATCTCGTAGGGTCTAACACTGCGTTGAGACTACTTATTGCTGATAGGGCACAGGTTGCAAATGTTGCAGCTTTAGCTGCACTTGGAAATACAAATGCACGTATTGCGACAGAAGTTGCAAGAACAACTCTTGTCAATACAAATCTCGTAGGTACAAACACAGCATTAAGATTACTTATTGCTGATCGTATGCAAGTTGCGAATACAACACTTCTTGTTAATGATCGTATGCAAGTTGCAAATGCAGCTACAAAAGTTGCTCCTGTCTTTACAGGTTCGGTTGGTATTGGTAATTCAGCTCCAGCTGCAAATCTTCATGTTCAAGGAACATTTATTGCAGCTCAAGGTATGCCGATTCGTAAATCAGGTGGAAACAATATAACACTTGCATTGACTGATAATGGTAAACTTATTCGGTGTATCAATACTGCAAGTGCCGTTAATATTCACATACCAGCATACGATACTGTCGGTATGCCTTTGGGTTCTGAAATATCATTTGTTAATGAACTTACTCACGCATCTGCAAATACACTTGGATTTTCCAATGCAGCTGGTGTTACACTGCTTTCAAAAGAACTTGCAAATACAGTTGCAGACAGATTTACTTCTGCAACCCTCAAAAAACTTGAAGAAAATACTTGGATTCTTATTGGTAACTTGGCTTAGGTGATATAAAATGGTTCTCGTCACAGGTTTCGGAAAGTTCGGTATTCTCTCTCAATCAGCTGCAGCTGCCGGCACTATTACTATTCGAACTTTTAATTCTACAGCAGACTTCACTATTCCAGCTGACGTTGATGAGATAGAATATCTCATTGTTGCCGGCGGAGCAGGAGGCGGTTCTAATCGTGGAGGCGGTGGAGGTGCTGGAGGATTCCGAATTGGTACAGGACAAGCTGTAACTGGCGGTGATGCTTACACATTTACAATTGGTGCTGGAGGAGCTGCAAACGGCCCACGTGGTGGAGCTTCTGGTGCAGCTGGGAATAATTCTTCCATAGGAAGTCCTGTTTCTCTTGCATCTGCTGGCGGTGGTCTTGGCAAAGGCGGGCCTAATGCTGGAGCAGGAGGAAATGGTGGCTCTGGTGGCGGTGGAGCTCACAGTTCCAGTTCAGGCGGAGCAGGTGGAAGTGGCAACACACCTTCAACTTCGCCATCACAAGGAAGTGATGGTGGGCCAGGTGGAACAAATGGAGGAAACATAGGTGGTGCAGGTGGTGGCGGTGGAGCAGCTGCCGGAGGTGCAGCAGGTTCGCCTGGAAATAATGGAGTAGGCGGAGCTGGTGGTAACGGAACAGCCTCTACAATCACAGGTTCATCTGTCACATACGCTGGTGGTGGAGGAGGTGGTGGTTTCACTTCTGCCGATTCTGCTGGAGGTTCTGGTGGTGGTGGAGCAGGAACAGGAGATGACGATACAGCAGTTGCAGGAACAGCCAACCTAGGCGGTGGAGGCGGTGGCGGTGGTGGTCAATCATCAGGTGCATTAGGAAATAGTGGTGGTTCTGGAGTTATAATTATAAAATATAGAACCGCAACATAAAAATATATTTGGAGTTATAGAATGAAACAAAAAGTGTATAGATTATATGGTATTGATAGTGCCATGGAACTTTTGCGACCAAAGGCAAAATGGGAAATTACAAACGATAGATTTACTCGTTGGGAAGATGAAAGACCTTGCCCAACAATAGAAGAAGTTTATGATGTTATGAAAAAAGCAAAAGCCTTCGAAGATACTATAGAGACTATATGGAAAGATGCCCAATACGAAGAAGTATTAGAACACAATCAAATATTAGAGGATGCTGGAATGGTGAAAAATAATGACAAGCTTAAACAATAAAGTTGATGTTGTAAGTACTTTATCTTCTGGAATACAAGTTTCAGAAACTCTTGAGGTTTTTAATTTATTTCCAATTCCCATTGGTAGTTTTAGATTAAAAAGAAAGCTTACAAAATCAGAATTTAAGTTTATTGAGAATTTGGATAAATCATTAAATGAAGGAAATCACTCAACTAAATACAGTTATATTTTAAACGATAAAAAATTAAAAAAGTTAAAAGAGTTTTTTTCTATATGTGTGAATGAGTATGCAAGTAGAATTATGAGTATGAGTAGTGGAACAGACCTTTATATCACTCAATCTTGGGCAAATTTTACAAAGACAGGTGAATATCATCACAAACATGAGCATCCTAATTCTATGGTATCGGGTGTGTTTTATGTTAAAACTGATGCAGAAACAGATAAAATATATTTTGATAGAAATGAGTATAGACAAATAAAGCCAGAGGTAAGTGAGTTTAACGTATATAATAGTGACTCATGGTGGTATCAAGTACAGGAAGGACAACTTATTTTATTTCCTTCTTCTTTGACACACAGAGTTGCAACGATAGAGAAAGAAGGTCACGAAAGAATTAGTCTTTCATTTAATACGTTTCCAAGGGGTAATTTGGGAACGAGAGAGTCGTTAACAGAATGTATTCTTGAAGAAAAAATACATAATGTAAAATAAGGAGTGGTGCCAATGGCACATTTTGCGAAATTAGAAACTGTAAGTGGTGTTGCAAACACAGTTACACAAGTTGTGGTTGTTCAAGACAGTGATACAGAGGATGAAGGTGGAAATGAAGTTGAATCTATAGGTCAAGCTTATTGTCAAAAGGTTCTTGGAGGTACATGGGTACAAACTTCTTACAATAATAATTTTAGAGTAAGATATAGTGGTTTGGGCATGGTGTATCTCGGTGGAGAATCTGGAGATACTGCTAATGGATTTATTCATTGGCCTAAACCACACAGTTCTTGGCATCTTCATGCAAACACTTTAGTATGGACTGCACCAACTCCATCTCCAACTGCAAATGCAACGCATAGTTACGTTTGGGATGAAGATAAAGCTCAATGGACAGGTGCTTAAGATTAAATTTAAAGAGGATTAAAATGAAAAAGATACTTATACTATTACTATGTTTATTACCATTTTCTGCATTTGCAGAAGAAGAAAAGAAAAGTTTTTTTGGTGCTGACTTAGATATTACCGCTGGAGTCTCTTCCGATTATATCTTTCGTGGATACAATCAGAATGGGGGTCACCTTGCAGTAAATGGAGGGGCTGAAGCATCAGGTCGTGTCGGAGTGGTAGAAGTGTTCGGGGGAATTTGGGCCTCTCAGGTGGACTATGATGACGATACAACGTATGAATATGATTTGTATGCTGGTGGAAATATTGACATCACAGACAATATATCTATAGAAGGTATCTTTACTCGTTTTGGATATGATGGAACAGTTTTATCAGACATTGATGAAGTTGAAGGCACAGTAAGTGCATATGGACTCTTTGGAACTTATTCAGTCAACATAAATAATACTGAAGAAGATTTCTATAAGTTTGGATATAAGTTACATATTCATAATGGTATCGTTGATCTACTTGATCATATCGTAGTCGGTATCGAATATGGAAAGTCTTGGAATTTGTCAGAGTATCAAGCAGTTACTCTTGAGAAACAAGTAGGTAAATTTACAGTCGGTGGTAACATCGGAACAAAGGCACAGGCTATTAATATAACATATGAATTTTAATTGAGGAGATTTGAAGATGATTGGTGTTGGAGACTTTTTTCCAGAGTTTAAATGTAATGGTGTGAATGATAAAAATGAAATGATTGAGGTCAATGATCTCAATGAAGGATGGACTATATACTACTTCTATCCAAAAGATTTCACTTTTATATGTCCAACAGAAATATTAGAGATGGATAGACTCGTTGATGAAGGAGTCAATGTTATTGGATTTAGTGGAGACAATGAGTTCTGTAAACTTGCTTGGAAGAAAGACAACGATCTTATAAGAAATATTCGTCATACTTTAGCTGCTGATTCTGGTTTAGAACTTTCTGGTGAGTTAGGAGTTGTTGATCAACATGAACAAGTGTGTCTCAGGGCAACATATATTGTTGATCCCGAAAATACAATTCAATCCATCACAGTTAATGCTCTCGATACAGGAAGAAATGTAGATGAGACAATACGAACACTCAAAGCACTTCAGGCTGGTGGACTCACAGGTTGTGGGTGGACAGAAGGTGAAAGTTTCGTAGCTTAAGGATTAATTTGGCCTGCACGACTCTTTGTTATAAATAGGAGAAACCGACTACATAATAAAGGGTTTGTGCATGGCTGTTCCAACTACAAGAGAAACATTTAAAACTTATTGTCTTAGACGACTCGGTGAGCCAGTCGTAGATGTCAATGTAGATGATGATCAAGTTGAAGATAGAATTGACGATGCCCTTGCATATTACAGGGATTATCACTATGATGGCACAGAGCGTGTCCTCATTCAACATCAGATAACTTCGACAGATAAAACGAACAAGTATATTACAACAAATGATAATATTATCGGTGTTGTCAATGTACTATCAATTCACGATTCAAATAGTTCATCTGCAATGTTTTCTGCTAAGTATCAAATACATCTCAATGAGTTGTTTGATATGTCTCATACATCTCTTATTCCGTACTATACAGCTATGCGTCATGTTGAAACCATGCAAGAACTTCTGACAGGTAATCCTATTATTCGTTGGAATCGTCATGTGGATAAACTTCATATTGATTTCGACTTCGATACAGTTGCTTTGGGTGAATATATCGTCATTGACTGTTATCGTGAGATTGATGGAGACACATATGCAAGTGTGTGGAAAGATCGTTGGTTGCAGAGATATGCAACGGCCATGATAAAACAACAATGGGGTTCTAATCTTACCAAGTTTGAGGGGGTTCAGTTGCCAGGCGGTTTAACTTTCAATGGTGCAAAAATCTATGATGATTCATCAGCTGAGTTGTTAAAACTTGAAGAAGAAATGACAAGTGGGTATAGTTTACCTGTTGCAGATATGACAGGTTGATAATGTGGCTACAAATAAATACTTTCAAAATTTCAGTTATGGTAGAGAACAAGACCTCGTAGAAGATTTGGCTATTGAGTCAATCAAGATGCATGGTGTTGAGTGTAAGTATCTACCAAGAACAATCGTAAAGAATGATAGTCTCTATGGAGAGGATATTCTTTCGACTTTCGATAATGCAGCCGAACTTGAAATGTACGTCAAGAACGTAGAAGGGTTTGAGGGAGAAGGAGATTTTCTTTCAAAGTTCGGTCTTGAAATACGAGATGAGCTTACTCTTACAGTTGCAAAGAAAAGATTCGAGCAAATAAAGACAGAGAAGATTACTACAGAGGTAGGGTATAACCTTCTTCAAGAAAGTGCAAACACAACAGCTGCAAGTCGCCAGTACATATCAAGTGGAACTGCAAATACTGATTCTATTATTCTTGAAGGATATGACGCATATACGATTGCAAGTGAAAGACCGATGGAAGGTGATCTTATTTTCTTTCCATTGAATAGTAAGTTGTTTGAGATTAAACACGTTGAACATGAGACTCTTTTCTATCAGACAGGTCGTTTACCAACATATGACCTCAAATGTGAGCTCTTTAAATATAGTGATGAAAGACTTGATACAGGTAATACAGAGATTGATGCAATCGAGTCAGCATTCTCAAGAGATGCTCTTCTTTATCAAGTTCAACTTGAAGACGGAGATAATATGCTTTATGAGGATGGTGATTCAGTTATACAAGAGTATAGACTCGAAACTCAAGATGCAGCTGCTAACAATGAGTTCTTTACTACACAGGCAGATAGTATCATAGATTTCTCAGAAGTCAATCCGTTTAGTGAAGTGGATAGGTATTAATGTTTGGAGCTCAATACTACAATCAGATAGTTCGTAAATATATTATTGGATTTGGAAACTTATTCAATGATATTGTTGTACAAAGACTTAACTCAGCAGGAGCTCGAGTTCAATCAATTGCCGTTCCTGTTGCATATGGGCCAAAAGAAAAGTTTCTTGTTCGCCTTGCACAAGACTCTAATCTTGAAAAAGAAGTTATGGTTCAACTTCCTCGTATGGGATTTGAAATCACAGGAATGTCATATGCTGGACAGAGAAAACTTTCTTCAACAATAAAAAATGCAAACTATGATACATCTGACAGTAATCGTTTAAGAACACAGTTTGTTCCAGTTCCTTATGACATACAAATTCTTCTTTCTATCTTTGTAAAAAATGCAGATGATGGAACACAGATACTTGAACAAATCGTTCCTTATTTTAGACCAGAGTTCACAACAAATATAAAGCTAGTTCCAAGTATGAATATTACTATGGATACTCCTGTTGTTCTTAACTCTATAAACATAGAAGATACTTATGAGGGAGACTTTCTTACAAGAAGAGCATTGATATGGAATCTTGACTTTACCATACAGGGATATTTCTTTGGGCCTGTTTCTACTACAGGTGTTATCAAGAGAACACAAGTTGACTTTCATGCAAATAACATTGTTGGTTCTGCAAGAAACTCAAGACTTGTTATTGTGCCTGGCCAATTGGCAAATGGTGATGTTACATCAAACAGTTCTGTATCAGTACATAGAAATACTATCTCTTCAAATAGTGACTTTGGGTTTGCACAGAATTTATTCTTCTTTACAGATGGATTTACATACGATCCAAAAACAGGAAGTGACTCAGATTAATGTCTAAAGGAAATATGGAAAATAAATTTGAAAAGATATTTGACCTTCCTGATAGTAAGGCTCTTGTCGAAATTATTAATGAATCAAAACCGCCAAAGAAAGAAATGTCAGATACACTACAAGATGACTATGATTATGCTCGTGGTAATCTAAGAAGTATCATTGACAATGGAGAGAACGTATTGCAATCTCTTATAAATATTGCACAGGTAAGTGAACATCCAAGAGCTTTCGAAGTGGTCAGTCAATTAATGAAAACAATGATTGATGCAAACAAAGACCTTATCTCACTTCAGAAACAAGTTAAAGATATAAAAGAAGACAAGTCAAAACAACCAACTCCTCAGAATGTTACAAATGCAATGTTCGTAGGAAATACAAAAGACCTTCAAAAAATGTTAAAAGAAATGTGAGGAACATATGTTAGAACCATTTAAGAACTTAGTCGGAATCTTTTTTGCACTATCTGTTACTGTAGCAGTAATGTCAACACAATATGTCTATGCTTATAGTGAAGACCCATATATCTATGCTTCTGTAGAAGAAGAAAGACTATTCGAATGGGAAGTTACAAGAGTCATTGATGGGGATACTGTTGGTATTCGTGTTGAATGGGGGCCCTTAGAATTAAGAAAACTAAGTATTCGTATTCGTGGTATTGATACTCCCGAAAAAGGATATCGTGCAAAATGTGCATATGAGAAAGAACAAGGTAAAATTGCCACTCAATTTGTAACAGACGTAATTGCCGATGCAGCTGCTACTAATACTCCAATTACTTTCGGAGATGTTTCTTGGGGAAAGTATGGTGGAAGAATTATTGCTGATATGTATGTGGGAACAGAAAACTATTCTGACTTAATACTAGCTGCAGGATTAGCTAAAAGGTATGATGGAGGAACTAAGTCATCATTTTGTGATTAGTATATGTCTTTGCAGGGTACAAGCTAACTTATATACTATATAAAAATATTTGTCAAGTGTTTTTTTAAAAAATGTCAGAAAACTATTTAAATAATAAGAATTTGAAAAGTGCAAGTGTTCCTGTTGAATATACAAAGGAACAATTGGCCGAATATGTCAAATGTGCTAGAAATCCAGAACATTTTATAGAAGAATATGTTAAGATTATTAATGTTGACAAAGGACTTGTACCTTTTAATATGTACGACTATCAGAGAGAGATGGTCAATCAGTTTCATAATAACCGATTCGTTATTTGTAAACTTCCAAGACAGGCTGGTAAATCCGTAACAGTTACAGGGTATCTTCTATGGGTTGTTCTCTTTAATGACTCTCAGAGTGTTGCTATTCTTGCAAATAAAGAAAGACTTGCTATTGAACTTCTTGGAAAGATACGACTTGCATACGAGTATCTTCCGAAATGGTTACAACAAGGAGTACTTGAGTGGAACAAGGGAAGTATTCTTCTTGAGAATCAAAGTAAGATTGTAGCAGCTGCAACATCATCAAGTGCTATTCGTGGTGGGTCTTATAATATAGTCTTTCTTGATGAGTTTGCCTTTATTGGAGACAATATTGCACAAGAGTTCTTTGCATCTGTATATCCAACAATATCTTCTGGTACATCAACAAAGATATTTGTAGTATCCACACCAAAGGGAATGAATCACTTTTACAAGTTGTATTCTGACGCCACAGAGAGAAAAAACGAGTATATACCGATTGAAGTACACTGGTCAGATATTCCAGGCCGAGATGAGGATTGGAAAGAACAGACAATTGCAAATACAAGTGAAGAACAGTTTCGTCAAGAGTTTGAGTGTGAGTTTATTGGAAGCTCAGATACTTTAATATCTCCAACAAAGTTAAGAAACATACCTTTTAAAAATCCAATCTACTCTAACGAGAATATACAAATTTACGAAGAACCACAGAAATTACATGAATATTGTATAGTTGTTGACGTTGCAAGAGGAAATATGGGAGACTATTCTGCCTTTGTAATATTTGACATTACAGAGATTCCTTATAGGGTTGTTGGTAAATACAAGAATAACAAAATATCCCCTTTACTTTTTCCAGAAATTATATATAATACTGCAAAGTCTTACAATGAAGCTTATGTTCTTGTTGAGATAAATGATATCGGTGGTCAAGTCGCAGATATCCTTCATAGTGACCTTGAGTATGACAATCTTTTGATGTCAAGTATCAAGGGTAGAGCTGGACAGAAGATAGGTAGTGGATTTGGTACGAATGTTGTTAAAGGAGTACGAACAACAAAACAAGTGAAAAGTATAGGTTGTTCGAATCTCAAGGATATGATCGAGTCAGACAAGTTAATTGTCAATGATTTCGATATACTTACCGAGCTTTCTAATTTTGTATCGAAAAAAAGTTCCTTCGAAGCAGACGGAGGGCATGACGATCTTGTTATGTGTCTTGTTTTATTCTGTTGGCTTGCAAAACAAGATTATTTTAAAGACTTAACCAATACCGACTTCAGAACCCAGTTTCTTGCAGAAAAAAATAAGTATATTGAGGACAATGTTCTTCCTTTTGGGTTTATAGATGACGGAATAGAGTCTGAAGTTAAAACAGTTTCGGATGACGCAGATTGGTTAAAGTTGTGATATTATAAATAATAAAAATTAGAATAAATAATTGTCTTTTTTATTAAGGAGAAATAACAGATGGCCCTACAAGTATCGCCAGGCATTAA